CACCTTTATCTATAAATGCTCCACCAGATAATTGATAAATTGTATCTGCTGTTCCTACAAAAGTAAAAACTGTGTTTTCATTATTTCTAAAACTTTTTGCTCCTTTAGAATTTTGTAAAACATTTGACGTTCCACTATAAGGTACTAAACCTTTTACAGGCTTATAACTTTGACTGGCATGGTAGACGTTAGTCGCCACAGTTGCACCAGGATTTAAATGAGCTGGTTGGTCTGGTAGCCATTCGCCAAAAGGTAATTGCATAATTTTTTTTGCCTGTTGTTAAGAAATTGAAACAAATGGAGAAGCTACCGATGTTACAGTTCTAACTTGTAAAGGACTTCCATTGTATTCATCTTCTCTATCGTTTAACTCAAGTCGTTCCATAGCTGTTGCATACATTTGTTGCCAAATTTGTACTTGTTGTGGATTGATACCACCTAGAAAGTTAGCTGCATGAAATAAAGCACCATACAAATAAATTGCTGGATGACTTGCTAGAATATAATTTGTTGCATTAGTTGAACTTAAAGCTGGAAATTTTTTAAAATAATTCATTACTGCTGTATAAGTTGCGTCTGGTTTTGGAGAAAATCTTAATGTATCTCCTAAAATTGTAAATGAAGTTGGCTTTCCAGTAGTTGATGTTCCACTTGTTGTGTCCATTGATGCTGGAGTTGAATAAACTAAAGGTGTTTTTGTTTGACCACTTAAAGTATAAAAATCTCTTGCTTGTAAAAAGTCAGTAGGCAAAGCAACAGTTTCTGCATCAACAGTTATACTTACTTGTGCAATCATAGCTCTAACTCTTAATTTAGAGTTAAAATCAGCTTCTGCTAGTGTAATAAAGTCATCAGCTATCTCAGTTGTTAAATCTGATCTGTTTAACCAATTAGCTAGTGATGCTTTTAATTCTGTGTAATTTGTTAGTGCCATTAAATTTTTCCTGGTGCAGTTCTAAAATATCTAAAATCAGAACTATTTAGTTTTTCTCTTAATATTTTGTGTTGAACATCTTTAGGTAATTTAAACCAATTACCATCTTGACTGTTGTTATATTCTTTTGTCCAAATTTCTAAAATTATTGTAGGAACAGATGCTATTCTTTTAAAGTCTTTACCTGGAGAGTAACCATCATTCCTAGTGTAAAGCTCTTTATTAGTTTTAATAATTGGAGCTATGTCAGTTGATGTTTTAACTAAAACACCCTCTTTATCATTATCATAATAAGTATTATTTTTAATACCATCAGATTCTTGACCAATTTTTCTCATTAACGACCTTGACCTTTATATCTAGTAAGTTTCATATTTCTTTTTTCAGATTTATTAAGATTTTTTTTGTGCTTACCTAATTTGGGTGGTTTATCTCTTGGAGTAAAAGAAGTGAACTTTTGCTTCGCCACTACGCACCCATTTCAGTTACATAAACATCTGTAGATGATCCATGAAACACAGCAATCTTTTCGCCAGGCGACACTTTTAAAATTTCAATTTCACCAGATGGTAAAAGAGCTGATGTAGCACTTGCAGTAGGTGCAGCACCTAGTACAAAATGAAAATTAGCTGAACCAACAATTCTAATATAATTAGTTTGATCTCCAAATGCAGCAGATGCAGTTGATGAGTTGTTAGTATTGATTTTTTGTGTTGTTCCTGGTCTTAAAGCATAATTATAAGCCATTTTTGTTTTTCCTTTATTTTCTTTTCTTTATTTTAGATTTGATAATCTTCAATTTAAGTTTTTTTGGTAAAGTTTTTTGTTTAGCTGTTAAAACAGCTTTACCTTTCATTCTACCTTGCATTAATATTTTCTCATTTTTACTTTTTTACTTTTTTTCTTTTTAACTTTTTTATTTTTTTTCATTGATTTTTTTCCGTACATATTTTCTCCTTAAATTAATATTGGTATTTGTGGGAGAATTATCGCTAGACAGAGTCCCCCACAAAATTTGTAATTATCTTCTGATGACAAATGTTACAGCCATAGCTGATGTATTTGTTGATCCACCATTAGTAATAAGTTCAATAGTTCCATCTTCTTCAACTCTATTTAAAGCAGTTGGAAAAGTAGATGTAACTCTGTTAGCTGATCCTGTAGCTGCATGGCTAAAACCACCACCAGTAATTACTACACCACCTATTTCAAAAGAAATGGCTGCTGTTCCAGTTGTTACAACTGCATTGTGTGTAATAATTTTAATAATATTTCCACCATCAGGCACAGCAACAAAAGTTGATGATCCAGCAGATACATTTGGTATTACACCAGTTATAAAATAATCGTTAAGTGTTCTCATTGTATTTTCCTATTTTTGTATTGCTTCGTTCCGATATTAAATCTTCAAAGAAAACAAAATTATTAATGAATATTATGAGGGAGTATAAATACCCCCTCACAAAAGTTGTAACTACGCAGTAGTTAAATCAAAAATACCACCACTTGCTTTTTCATTTTTAGAAACAAGTGTGTATTCAACTATCATTGCCTTTTTATCAGCATCTCCAGTTTTCGCTAAGTCAACCATTTGGAAGTCCCTTAGGTATGCAGCAGACCACATATCAGGAGATAGAACATAAGCTGATCTACTTCTTGAAAATCTGTTTGCTACAACTTGTAATGCACCGAAATCACTTTCATAAACATCAATTGCAGAAACTAATCTTTTGTTTTCTGCATCATCCATCCTAGTTGCTCCACCTGTAAAGCCAGATAGTTTTTGCTTATTGAAAGCACCAACCATAACCATTGATGGATCGCCACCCTCAGTCCAAACTTTTCTAATCATAGATTTAAGTTGAGACTCAGTAAAAGCTCTTGTGTTTCCATCAGTTCTAGCATGAGTACCAGATCCAGTTGGATCAGCACCAGCTCCACCACCTTTGTCTGTGTTAGTTTTTAACCAAGACTCTAGTGAAGCCATTCTTCTTGCATTACCAGCACCTGAGTCAACAGGAGCTTGGTTTGCAGTAAGAGTAGTTTCCATATCTCTTTTAAGCTCTTTAGAAGCTTTAGAGATTAGGTATGCTAGTTCGTTGTTTCTTCCAGCAAGGTCAACTGATTCCATAGTACCAGAAACGATCACAGCTTTTCTTGAAATTTGTGATTTGTTTCCAATTCTAGTAGTTGTAGTTTGTGCATCAAAAGAAATTTCATCACCCTCTAAGTGATAGTTGTTTGCTGCTGGTGCAGCTAACGCATCTATTTCCCACTCATGGTTGACAGCAGTTGCTTTTGATTTTCCAATTGAACTCATAAATGGAGTATCAGTTGGACTTATGTTGTAGATGATATCAGATAAATCTTCTCTTTGACCATTTACAGCATATTTTGTAACAGTATTAGATATTAATGCCATTATTTTTATCCTATTTGTTTGAGTTGTTAATCATATCCAAGAAAACATTCTGAGCATCTTTAAGACTCCCAGTTTTTCTTAGACGACCAAACTTTTCTTTACTTGCTTTAGATTGATAATCGCTTTTGTCTTTTTTAATGCCTGACGAAAACACTCTGCTTGGCTTAGAAATCTTTTTAGCAATATTTGGTTTTGCTTTTTGTAAATTTCCAAACTTCATAGCATCATTTACCAACATCAAAATACGATGGTCATAAACTTGAGCTATTTCTGAATCGTTAAATCCATATTTAGCTAAATGACTTCTCATATTGTTTTTTAAAGTTGATGCTTTACCAGGATCGGCAAAATCAGGAATATTATTAACTAATTTTGTTTTTTCCGTTTGTAAATATCCATCAAATTGTTGTTTCTGTTCAAATTGTGTTTTTTGCATAGCCATATTAAGCTTTTCTTGCTTTTTTCTTAGTCTATGTTCAATTCTTGCAGCTTCTGTTGGATCTTCTTCGTAAAGAGCTTCTAAATCAGCAGAGTTCATCTCTGTATTAAGCTCTTGTTGGGCATTAGACAATATTTGATTCATCTCATTAAGCTTTTGAGAATAGTCTTGTCTTTGCTTTTCAGATTGAGAATGAAAGTTCTTTCTATCGTTAGAAAGTTCCTCAGTCTTTCTTCTGTAATCAGCATCTCTACTGTAGCCATTTCTCAACTCATCAAGGGTAACTTCAAATTCTTGACCAGCAACTTTCACTTTGTGAAGTGCTTCTTCGGTGGAATCTTGTTTCTCTTGAGTATCAATTTGTTCTTCGTCTTGAGATACATCTTGCTCCGAAACTTCTTCTTCTTCTGATTCAGTTTCTTCGCTTATTTCCTGTTCCTGTGGTTGTTCTTCGTTAGAAGATTCCTCATTTTGTGGTTCAGGAGAATTCTGTTGTTGTGTTTCTCCAGTTTGTGTTTCTTCTGGAGTGTTTAATAAACCATTTACAGCCTTTTGAGCTTTTTGCAAATCAGTTTCAGATCCTTGTAGTGGGTTGCCTTGATTGTCTGACATATTTTTCCTTTATAGTTAAGCTCCTCTTATGAGGTTAGCTTATCCCAACTTTTTTTGTTAGAATTTTTGGTTTTTTATTTGGGTTCTAAAATCTTCTAATTGTTTAGAAGCTAGTTTTCCTGTGTCTAAAATTTCTTGTAGGTGCTGCTCAACTTTACCAACTATATTGTAAGCTAACCAAAGTTTTTCTCTAGTATCTGTTTCGTTAGCACCAGTATTTAATAAACTTGTTGAATATAAATTTTTAAGTTTATCAAAAGATTCTTTTACTAAAGGATTATCAAATAAATCTTTAGCCTTGTTGGATTGGTTTACTTCCTGTTGGAGCTTTGCCTTTTCCTGGTCGTTCATTTAATGACTCAATCTGTTGTTCTAAGTTTTGTTGTGATTGTTGTGCATCCCTAAAGTCTTTTGTACTCTCAGCAACTAGCATTTTATTTAAATCTGCTTCTGCCTTAATTTGAGCTGAATCTATTTGAGCATTATATTTAAGCTCAAGTTCTTTCATTTTAATTTCGTTTTCTAAAAGCATCTTAGCATTACTGCCTTTAATTGCTTTTAGTTCTAATTCTAAACTAGCTAGTTTTCGTTTTTCTTCACTTGCTATTCTAGCAAATTCTATTTTCTCAATTGGTGATGGTGGTGGTGGAGCTTTCGGCTGAACCATACCTTTACCTTGATCTGGATTGATAAAGTAATTTTCAACATTTTTAAGACCAGCATTTTCAATAATTTTAGATAAACTATTGTAAATATTTTTAAGGCTGACCATTGGATATTCTTGACCACCCTGTAATTGAAATGCTTGTAACTGTCTTTCTAAGATATTATTTAACATACCTATTTGTTGTTCTGAGCTTCCTGTACCTAAGCCAACTGTAATAGAGATATTATATCTGTTTCTCCACTCAGTAGGTTTAACTGGAATAAATTGGTTGTTTAATTCTACAACTCTTTCTTTATCTTGATACTTACAAGTAAGTTCAAATATTCTTTTAAATAAATCTTTAACACCAGTTTCAGCAAACACTCTAGCGATTAGTTCCATTCTCATTTGAGATTGGCTCATTAAAGCATTAACACCAGTTGCAGTTTTATTTAAAGCATCTGCATCCATACCTTGATTGTATCTTGTAACACCAGTTCTAGATTCTCTAACTGTATCTAAATATTCTAATAATGGAAAAGCCTGTTGCGAAATAGTTTGATTTTGCATTGGCATCATAACTTGACTTGGTGGCTGCTTAGTTCTTACAACTCCACCTGGTCTATTAGTTAGTAAGTCATCTAAATTGACCATACCATCCATTACAGCAACTCTATTATTATTTGTTAAATACATATTATCTAACAACTGTCGCATAACAGTAGATTTAACTAATTGAACATCTTCTACTAATTCAGAAACTGATCTGCCATAAAATCTGTGTGGCATTGGAATTGGAGTTAGACTGCAAAATGGAATAAAGTCACAAGGCATATTTTCCAAAACATCATAACCAGTTCCAGCAACAATTACTTTTCTAAGTTCGGCAACACCATCGCCATCCATATCAATTTTAACATAACATTCATAAACTTCAATTTCAGATGTACTATCATCTGGACTATCATCAGTCGGTGCATCGTCAATAGTTGAGTTTCTTATTAAGCTTTCATCGTTATATAAAATATTATTTGAAGTTGGTAAATTTTCAACAATATCTTCATCAAAACCCATTTCAATTAAATCGGATCTAGTTTTCATAACTCTGTGAGCTACAAAGTTTGCTTCTTCAATTGTCTTAGCTGATTTTTGAATTAAAAATTCTTCTGGTGGTATATTTTCTATTTTAACTTTACCAGATGATTTAGTTCTTTTAATAATACAATTATGTAATTTTGGTTGAGCAATATCCTCAACTAACTGACCTTGAGATTCCATGTCAGCTTTAAATAATTCATATTGTTCTTTTGTGTAGGTATCTGGAAAAGATTCTTCCTGGATAACTTCCACATCATCATCAGCAATTAATAATTCGTATTCTTGGTCGTTTAAATTTTCGTATGTTTCTTGTTCAACTTTTTGAGCATCATCCCAATAGACTTTAACAATTCCATTCTTTTCTAAAAGAGCATCTTTGAACCAAGTGTATAAAATACTAAAACCATTATTATCTTTGTTAAAAATATAGTTAATATAGTTTGTAACTTGATCGGCTAGTAAAACATCTTCTGCTTGTACTGGCTCACATCTAACTACTTGGTCAGATGAAGTAAAAACTCTTAAAAGGTTTGGCAAGATGGTTTCAATTGTATCTGAAACATCTGTACTAACTACTTGGCTTCTGCCATCTTGTTCAGTACCTAGTTTTTCGCCCATATAATATTCAAGCGATTTTTTTCTAGACTCTGATAAAGCTCCACCCATGAAACCCATAGAGTTATTTATCTCTGATGAAATTATACTTTTAATTTCTAATTCTGATACTTTTTTTGCCATAACTTTTTAAACTATATAATTTGTATTAACTGGAACTTGTTTTTTCCAATTTGAAAGTTCTATTCCTTGTCCAGCTATTCCTGTTCTAAAAGCATCAGCACAATGCGATGCGTATGAGTGTTGAGGTTTAGATTTAAAAACTTGTGCCTTGTCATCCCACTTTTTTTGGTAGGCTTTTAAATACTCAATACCAGTTGCACATTTATCTTTGTCAAACCAGCAATTTACTAAATTTTTTCTGACAGCTTCTATGCCATCTTCAATACTAAGCTTAGGTGCTACTTCTCCAACTATGCCAAGATCAAGTAAAGCTTCTAATCTTGTTTTAGCATAATTGCCAAGCTCCCTTACTTTCACATCATGTGGAAATATATGGGTGCTATATTCAAAGCCTTTTTTTTTTAAAACATCAGCATAGTGATCTAAGCCATGTCCAGTATTTTCGTAATAATCAATTAATCTTATTTCTTTTTTATATCGTTGCACAAACCATATTGCAGTCTGGTCATTCATTCCCAGATCAAACCAAGTTTCTACATCTATGTCCTCATCATAAAGATTAGACACCATTCTTTTTTCTCTTACTAAATCTTCTATTATAGTTCCATAATACGATCCTGTTATTGCTGCTTGAAATGAAC